CAAAATAGAAACATAGGATATTAAAACTAAATAGAATTAATGATAATCAAATAAATCTAAATAGAATTAACCAAACCCTACAATCTATATAGGTGAATCCTAACTCACCCAAGTAATTTTTTTATTTTTTATAGTATAGTGTCAGAATATTGACTAAATAGACTAACCCCTACCAAAAAATCTGTCTAGTATTATATATATATATACCCTACCCCCAAATATTTTTAAAATTTCATAGGAATAACCATGCCTAACAAGCTGCCGCTCTATTAAGTTAATATAAATATTTATTGTTTTGAGAATAAAGTAACATATAGTTACAATAGGAATGAGGTATACTATTTACCCCCGGTGTCTAAATAATAAAATAACATACTTTCTTATTTTATGCAATAGTGCTATAATTATTTTGTAAATAAATATAAAGGAATAAGAATGTACGAACTATTTGTATTAGCCTGTCTACTATCTAACCCAAATCAATGCGTAACTTTACAGGATTTATATAGTCCACATAATACACATGATAAATGTTTAGCAAGAGCTTATGAGATTCAACAAGAGATGCCTATTCATGCACCACAATATTTTCCAAAAGCATATAAGTGTTTGGATATGGAAAAAGAAGGTAGTAAAATAAACACATAATGGAAACTACAGTTAATTTAGAAAACTATTTAGACTTTAAAATTAATTTAGATACATATACTAACCTAAGAGCTAAAGAAGACTTCCTTACTTTTGTAAAAGTATTTGCTCCTACACTTGTATCTGATTTTAAAATGGGTAGTCATATAAGACTACTATGTAGAAAACTACAGGGTGTGGTAGATGGTGACATAAAAAGACTTATGGTATTCCTGCCACCTCGTTCATCCAAGTCTTTAATATGTAGTAAACTATTTCCTGCATGGTATATAGGTAATTTTTCTAACCATGAAATAATGTCAGTATCTCATAGTGACCAACTTGCTTCTGACTTTGGTAGAACTGTAAGAGATATAGTTAATACAGAAAAGTTTCAAAGAATATTCAAGGGTGTAGCACTACGTAGTGATGTTAAGGCAGCAGGTAAATGGAAAACTAATAAGAATGGTTCATACTACGCAGCAGGTGTAAGAAGTCAGGTTGCTGGTAGAGGTGCAAACATTGCCCTACTTGATGACGTAATGTCAGAGGAAGATTCATTTAGTCAGACAGGTAGAAAATATATTAAGGAGTGGTATCCTGCAGGTTTACGAACTAGACTTATGCCTAATGGGTCAATTATTATTATTAATACAAGGTATCACTATGATGACTTATGTGGTTGGTTACTAAAACAGGAAAAGACTGCAGAGCAGAATACGTATCCGTGGGAAGTAATTAGTATTCCTGCATGGTTAAATGAGGAAGCAGCAGAGTTACTAGACTTACCTGTAGGTGGTTCATACTTTCCTGAGTGGAAGTCTGACGAGATACTACGAATAGATGAGCAGGAGATACGAGCAAGTAATGGTGCAAGGTATTGGAACTCATTATATATGCAAGACCCTTCACCTGATGATGGTGGTATTATTAAAAAGAAGTATATACAGTGGTGGGAGTATGAAGACCCTCCTGAGTGTGAGTTTATAATACAGACATATGATACTGCATTTAGTACAAGCAGAACTGCAGACTTTAGTGTAATACAGACATGGGGAATATTCCATGACTATGATGATGATGAAGGTCACTCATCTCATTTAATACTGCTGGGTAATACCAGAGGTAGATATGAGTATCCTGAACTTAGACGTATTGCCCAAGATTTGTATAGAGATTTTAGACCTGACGTATGTATTATAGAAAAGAAGGCTTCAGGTCAATCACTTATACAAGATATGCGTAGAGCAGGACTGCCTGTATTAGACTACCTACCTGATAAGGATAAAGTTGCCAGAGTCTATGCATCTACACCCATGATGGAAGCAGGTAGAGTATGGTTGCCTAAAAATAAAATATGGGCAGATGATTTATTTTCAGAGTGTATGTCATTTCCTAATGGCTCACATGATGACCAAGTAGACTGTCTAAGTATGGCAGTACACTACATGAAGGATAGCTGGAACTTAACACATCCTGAAGACCCTTCATGGGAAGATGAAGGAAGCAAACGAGACAAAAGAGTTGCATATTGGAGAGTATAACAGTATAATGGAGATATTCAGATATAGTCCTGTTACATACTGTTTACAATGTAGTGCAAAAAAATATGGTGGTTTTTGTAAGTGTGACAAGTTACCTGTAAAGATAGGTAATGCAAGACCAGTTGATATTGAATTTTTAAAATTTAAAAAAAGATTAATGAGGGAAGAGCATGGCAGTAGAGAAGAACCCAAGCGAAACGAAGAACAAAGACAACATAATCAAACTAGAAATAGAAAAAGAAAAAAGAGCAGATAATGTAAACTTTGAACTTGACCCTGAAACAGGTGAGTTAGAAGTTGAGTTTGGTTCTGATATGTCATTAGAGTCTGAAGAGGAAGAAGAGGGAACTTTTTATGAAAACCTTGCAGAACAAATGGATGAGGAAGACTTACAGGACATTGCCACAACTGTAATAGAAAAGTATGATGCAGATAAATCTTCTAGGTCAGAATGGGAGTCAATGTTTGAGAGAGGGTTTGACTTACTTGGTTTAAAGCTTGAGGACACTACAGAACCTTTTGAGGGTGCAGCGACTGCAGTACATCCGTTACTTATTGAATCAGCAGTTAAGTTTCAGAGTAAAGCAAGTGGAGAATTGTTTCCTTCAAAAGGACCAGTTAAAGTACAGATACTAGGAGACATTACAGAGTCTAGACAGAAACAGGCAAACAGAGTTCAAAACTTTATGAACTATCAGGTATCAGAACAAATGCCTGAGTTTTTTGATGAAACAGAAAGAATGTTGTTTCACTTGCCACTACTAGGGTCTGCAATTAAAAAGATATACTATGATGATTCACTAGATAGACCTGTCAGTGAGTTTGTTCCTATTGACCAATTTTATGTATCCTACTATGCAACTGATTTAAGAAGGGCAGATAGGTATACTCATATTCTTTATAGAAGTCCTATAGAACTTGCAAGACAAATAAATGCAGGTATGTATGCAGACATAGATTTACCAGACCCTGAATTACCAAAGCAATCTGCAATGGCAGAAAAAATGGATACAGTACTAGGATTAACTCCTTCTACTGAGAGTGACCCTCAATATACACTACTAGAACAACACTGTTATCTAGAAATAGAAGACTATGATACTGCCTGTCCTTATATTGTAACTATAGAGGAACAGTCACAGAAGGTATTATCTATTAGAAGAAACTGGAATGAAAATGACAAAACAAAACAAAAGAAAATGTTTTTTACTCATTACAGATTTGTACCGGGATTTGGTTTTTATGGATTAGGTCTTATACATTTCTTAGGTAATCTTACAATGTCTGCAACTGCAGCAATGAGAAGTTTAATTGATGCAGGTCAGTTTGCAAACTTACAGGGTGGATTTAAAGCTAAAGGTGTAAAGGTAGTAGGAGATAATGACCCTATTGCACCGGGAGAGTTTAAGGAAGTAGAAGCCACAGGTATGGATTTAAATAAATCTATTGTAATGTTTCCATATAAAGAACCTTCTCAAACTTTATTTAACATGATGCAGTTTGTTGCAGGTGCAGGTCAGAAGTTTGCAGATACTACAGAGCAAATAATAAGTGAAGGCTCTAATTATGGTCCTGTAGGTACAACTATGGCATTACTAGAAGCTTCAAGTAAATTCTTTTCTGCAATACATAAGAGACTACATAAGGCACAAAGAGAAGAGTTTAAGGTACTTGCACGAATAGATTCTGAAAGTTTACCTCAAAGGTATCCATATGATGTACCGGGTGAATCTTCAGAAATATTTAGAATGGATTTTGACAATAAGATTGACATTATTCCTGTAAGTGACCCTAACATTCCATCATCTGCTCATAGACTAATGATGACAAACATGGCAATGCAGTTAGCACAGAACGCACCTCCGGGTATGTTTAATATGGAAGAGTTAAATAGAACTGTTCTTCAGGCAGCAAACATTCCTAATTTAGAAAACATATTACCAGAGAAACCTAAACCAATGCCACTTGACCCTGTTACAGATATTGAAGCAGCAACTAAGGGTTTACCTATTAAGGCATTTACAGGACAGAACCATGATGCACATATTCAAATAAAGAGTATGTTTTTACAAGACCCTGCTAATGGTGGTAATCCTCTTATGCAAAGAGTAAGTCCAATACTTCAAGCAAATATTCAAGAGCATATTGTAATGAAATATGAAGAGCAGGTTAATGGAGTTACAAGGTCAATGATGGCACAAATGCCACAGGGAGACCCTAGTATACAAGACCCTAAAGTTGTAGAGCAGATAATGGCAAAGGCTGCTCAACAAGTAATGATGGCAAATCAGGCACAGGCTCAACAAGGTGGTAGTCCTGAACAACAAATGGTTCAGATAGAAGGTCAAAGACTTAATATTGAAAAAGAAAAAATACAGGCACAACTTGCAAAAGAAGCTTCTGAGGGTGCATTAAAGAATAGAGACCTTGACCTAAAAGAACAAAAGATTGCTCTTGATGCATATAAGATAGGAGCAGAAGGTTTACTTAAAGCAGAAGAAAAAGATAAAGATAGAAATACTCAACAGGCAATGAATGCAGTTAAGATGCTTGTTGAAATGATAAAGCAAGGTGATAATATTCAAAGTGCAGAAAGTATGAAAACTTCTGATGTATTAATTAAAATGTTACAAGATGCTAAAAAAGAAAGAGGTGTTGAATGACATTAAAAGCCTTGACATATCTAAAAATATCTAGTACAATATGTAATATAGGAAATTATTTTTGGCATCTCCATGTTAAGGAGATACGTAAAGGACAAAATGCTATCAGATGAAATTAGCAAGACCTTAGAAAAAGAAATTCAAATAATAAAAAATTCTCTTGCAAACGGGTCAGCTTCCGATTATAGTACATATATGAACTGCGTAGGTCGCATTGCAGGTATTGAATGGGCAAAGGCAGAGATTAGAAACTTAACTAAAAAAATATTAGATGAAGAGGATGACTAATGCAACAACCAAGTATGGGTGGAGCTACTAAGAATGACAAGTGGATAACTGAGGAACACGCAGAAGACCCTGCAGTATTACCTCATATTCCGGGATTTCATATTCTTGTAAGACCTATATCCGTAAAAGAAAAAACAAAAGGTGGTTTATACTTACCTGACTCCGTACAGAATGATATATCTTACTTAACTACAGTGGGAAAAGTTTTAGTTGTAGGTGCAGATGCCTATATAGACCAAGACAAGTTTCCTAATGGTCCTTGGTGTAGAGAAGGAGACTATGTATGTTATGGTAAACATTCAGGTCAAAAGTTTTTTTATAAGGGAGTAAAACTTATTTTGTTATATGATGACCAAATTTCTATGGTAGTAGATAACCCTAAAGATTTAGACCCTACATATAACTTAACAAATTAATTTAGTACTTGCACTTGCAAACAACTTTAAATTAATATATAATAAAAAATATGCGTAAACTTAGTTTCGCAAACTATGGAGAAATACATGACACCCGATAATGAGTGGTCTACGATTGATACTTCACAATCGCAAAACAAAGAAGAAGACAAAGTAGAGTTTGAAATAGAAGGTCAAGAAGAAGTTGTAGAAGAAAAACCACAACAACCTGAAGTTCAAGCAAAAC